TGCGCTCTTGGGCAAACCCCGCAAACCCAACAAACAACAGTCTTGGTTGCTTTCTTTGGATAGCCATCAAGATTATTCACAACGAAGCCTCATAACTTTCGATTAACTCAACCCATGACTTACCGTTCCATATATCACGGACGGTTCTAACGTCAACTTGGAAGGCTTTAGCCAGTACCGTAGAACTTACGCTTCCCATCAGTTGCCAGATAATCAGCGCATGACTAGGGGCGAGCTTGGAATTGTAATGCCGCACAAAATTATCAGTAGGAAATGACCGCAAGCGATAACCGGCAATCCATGACCCAATTTGCCTATAATCAAAATCACGCTCTTTTGGCCTTCCCGCTCCACTTTTCATCCACTTCAGAAAATCTTTCAGCATTTTCTCTGGCTCATAATAATCAAAAATATGATCTTGTTTGCCATTCTTCAGAATGCCGCTGTTATATGTGTCGTTAGTGTAGCCGGTGGAATCCATAAAGCGTTTAACCAACCCATGCTGATTTAATGTACTCACATTAGCCACCCATAGATCATAGCGGCCATAATCCAGCTAACAAAAATTCCAACAACAACAGCGCAAGCGGTATTTTTCCAAGAAGAAGGGTAATCATTAGGTTTAATGGTTGGCTCAATCATTGGATGATAGTCTTTGTAGCTTTTTGAATATTTCATTCCTCCCCCTCCATTGCCAAAGACAAGTTTTCTTCGGCTTCTTTGAATTGGTGGCTTAGATAGCCGTCAAATTGATCAACGACCATCCGACCAATAGCTTCATAATCCTTGACCGAAACAAAATAGGCATACCTTGCAGCAATGGCATTATCTTTAGCCACCATTTTCGAACTACAAAGTTCACGCTCTTTTTCATCCATGCGTAAAATGTTGGTGTTGAAGTCATAAGTAATACCGTCCGGCCCCATAGCTTCCCAAACAAGATCGCTGTTTGTCAGCACATATCGAACCGCTATTTCTTCGGTTAATGTTCTTTTGTCGTTGTCGCTCATGTCATTGTCTCGCTGTGTTGTTGTTAAGTTGATAGGGACTACTATAGGGGGGAATGAATTAGATATGAACAAAAAAGAATGACTAAATGCCCCGAAATAGTCACACCTATCCGGTGTTAATTATCCACAATGGTGTAAGATGACCGTATGAAAAATTCAATTAAGAAGTACAGAAATGACCTCGGTTTATCCTGTAATGATCTTGCCAGTATGATTGGCTGGAATCAGCAGAGGGTAAGCCGTTACGAGCTTGACATTAGAGAGCCGGGGTTAAAAGAATGCCGTTTAATTGTGTGGGCGTTCAACACACTTGGCGCTGGCGTTACTGTTGACGATGTTTTCCCGGCAAAGGCCGATTAGTTTATGGAAGTGCGGCCTAGCGCTTTGTCACTACCACCTACAAGAGAGAGAAAGATGGAAAATTTAGAGCTTTGGGAAAAGGTTTGTAAAACCGACCCACAATATACAAAGCACGTTGCCCAGCGTGGAGGGTATACGTCTATATCCCCCCAATATCAAATTAAAGAGGCCACCGAGCATTTGGGGCCGTATGGTCAAGGCTGGGGTTTTGAGTCGTGCGATCTTGATTTTAGTCAGCTAGAAGCTACCAGTTTGGTTATCGTTAAGGCTGTATTTTTCTATGAGCTAAATGGTCGGCACACTTTTCCCATTAATAATTCATGGCCCGTAAAAGTAGGCTCTGGAGATAAGGCTAGGGTTGACCCAGATTTTGCGAAGAAAGCTGAAACCAACACCATGAGTAAAGCACTATCAAAACTTGGTTTTGGTGCAGATGTTTTTCTAGGTGAGTTCGACAACCCTGACTACCTGGAGGTTGTACAGAAAGAATATGCGCTAGAAAAAGCAGAGAACAAACTAGAGGAAAAGGCGAGACAAGAGCAGCAATATAAAGAATGGTTTGATGCCTCCCTAGCAACAATCAGTAGGTGTGGCTCTATGCCAGAACTAAGAGGCGCATATCAATCACTGGTAAGAAAAGCGAACCTGACCAAAGATGAAACCGCAATCAAGGCGTTTACTAAAGCAAAAGACGCGAGAAAAACAGAGCTGGAGGGTGCAAGTAATGACGAAACTGTATCAGATAACCGAACAGCATAGAGATCTACAGGCGTTAGCCGATGCCGACGAACTGCCAGCAGAAGCAATAGCAGACACTTTCGATGCGCTAGAGGGCGAGTTTAACGATAAAGCCATGTCTGTTGTCCACGTTATCGAGAATATGGATTCAGACGTTGAAGCCGTTGACCGCGAGATTAAGCGTTTAAGCGCGAGAAAAGCCGCCCTATCTAATAGGCGCGACTCAATACGCGAATACCTCAGATCGAATATGGAGGCCACTGGGATTGCTAAAATAGAGTGCCCCTTGTTTGCCATCACCATAGCCAAAGGCAGAGATATGGTTTTGGTCGATAATGAAAACTTGATCCCTGATGACCTTGTAGAAATATCTGTTATCAGCAAACCAAACAAGCGCGAAATTTTAAAGCGAATGAAAGGTGGAGAAGATATACCAGGCGCAAGAATTGAAAAATCAAAATCTAGCTTAAGGATTAAATAAATATGAACAAGATCGGCGTATCACTAAAAATTGACGTAACCAAAATTGACAAGGCCAGACTATTTAAGGGTCAAAAAGGCACATACTTGGATGCCATTGTATTTGTAGAATTAAACAATTTTGACCAATACGGCAACAGCGGAATGATAACTCAAAACGTTACAAAAGAAGAAAAAGAGCAAGGCGGTCAGGGGGCTATCCTAGGAAACTGCAAAGTGTTCTGGCATGAGAACGGGCCACAAAATTCGCAACAACAGGCCACACCACAGACACTATCAGCGCCACAAGATAGCGGCTTTGATCAATTTTCTGACGATGTGCCCTTCTAAAAGGAACTTCAAACATATACCTTTTAATTAACAAAGAGAAAAAGAATTATAGTCGGTCGGATACGAATTTTTTGTTAGGAAAATACCTATGAGAAACGTGGTAATTAGCTTATTTGACGTGACCGGGAAAATGGTTGAGCCGTGGCTTGCCGCTGGTTATGAATGTTGGATTGTTGATATTCAGCACCCAGCAGCATACGACAGTTGCGGGGTGACTAGCGAAGGAATGCTATACAAGGTGCATGCTGATTTAACACGCCCTTGGCTATGCCCTGTTGACCGTGACCGTATAGCTTTTGTTGCGGCATTCCCGCCATGCGACCACCTAGCAGTAAGCGGTGCCCGATGGTTTAAAGGTAAAGGGCTGCGCCGCCTGGAAACAAGTGTGGCTATGTTCGCCACGGCTGCGGAATTCTGCGAGTGGAGTGGTGCGCCCTACATGATTGAAAACCCGGTAAGCAACATTGCAAGCCATTGGCGCAAGAGCGACTACCGCTTTCACCCGCACTATTTCACGGGCTACAATGTGGATGACAACTACACCAAATTAACCTGTCTTTGGGCGGGAGGAGATTTTGTGATGCCAGATAAGTTTGTAGATGAAACTACGGGCGAACCAGATGACAGAATCCATAAATGTCCGCCGGGGCCAGATCGTCACAATATCCGCTCTGCCACACCACTTGGATTTGCAGAAGCAGTATTCCGGGCAAATAGAACAGCACTTCAGTCAATGGAGTTATAAAAATGATGCCAACCATAAAAACACTAAAAGAAGCCTATAGAGCTGCGAACGATAAAAATCAATATCTCGGCTTAAACAAAAAAGAAGTGGCGAAACAAAAGGATAGAGTTAAAATAATTAGGGCTTTATTGGAGCAGGCGTTAATTCGCAAGATGGAAAGCGCATGAATTTATCGATGCACCGACCAATCCGCAGATGGGAAATGGCTCGAGAGTTTGAGGGCACCGTTAGAGGCTGCGGCATGGCAGATGATTCCAAAATAATGCCATGTAATGATTGTGATAAGCGGGCTTGGTGTGCTGCAAAACAGGCGGCTTGTGAGGCTTATAGAGCGTATACTTGGAAGCATTACGCCAAGGCTAAAGATTTGGCGGTCATACCAAGAATACCAAGTAAGGAGATATTTAATCGAATCTACGGAAGTGAATGATGTATGGAAAAGCAAGGGCCGAGAAAACTAAAATCAATACAGATTTCTATACCGAGCAAGAAAAATTCGACGCATTCGCAAGATGGGCTGAAGGCTTGGAAGCCTTTTGTTTCACAGACGGATTACAAGCCACTGATTCTGGGGATGCCTCACTACCTAGGAGTGGCGGTAGACGAAAGAATCAAGCTAATAATGAAAGCGGCTAAGGGTGACGGATAAGCGCCCCCGCCAATATGCCGCAGAGATTGTTAAGTTAAAAAGCAGGGCAGAGCGTAAGCAGGCGCTAGAAAACGTGCCAGAACACTTGCGCGATTGGGTTAAACGGATAGTTGAGATTAGTTATGGAATTAGAGCAAACAAGGCTGGATATGGAAAAAAAGGCTGAAGAATATTCTGTTGCTGATGCTGAAAAAACCTATCTCGAAGAATATAAAAAATGCCTCAAGGCTGAATTGATGAAAGAGGCCGAATCTAACGGAGTTACAGCGGCTAATGCTCAAGAAAGAGAAGCCTATGCTCACCCAAAATATATAAGTCTAATTGAACGACTGAGGAAGGTTCAGGAGAAATCAACACTGTATCGGCTTCAGTTCAAAATGAAGGAATGGGAGATCGAGGTGTGGCGAACTAAAACTTCTATGCGTAAAGCGGAAATGAATCTTCGATGAAAAAGAAAACCCTGCCAAAACTCATTGATTCAGCAGCCATTAAACTACAAAAATTGGTAAGACTGAAGGCTGCTAATGAAAACGGCCTTGTTCAATGTGTTACTTGTGACAAGTGGGCGCATTGGAAGGATATGCAAGGCGGCCACTTTATCGCTAGAGGGTCGAAAAAGTGGAAGTTAATAGAAGAAAACGTCCACCCACAATGCCCAGGTTGTAATGGCTTTGGCATGAAGTATGGAAACGCAGAGGCTGTTTATACTGCTTACATGATTGATATGTACGGACGGAATTTCGTGGATGAAATGTTAAGAACAAAAAGCGAAGTGAAGAAATACAGTAGGTCAGAGGTTGAAAGTATTGACGCTGACTTTTCTGCCCAAATCAAACACCATGAAAAGAGGGTTATATGACTCTATTAGACTTCTGTAGGACAGAACAGCAAAGGGCTGTTATAGAAAAGCACCTTAAGGGGAAGTCTAGCCACAAAGGTGGGGCAGAGCTAGGCATTGATCCTGCCAATTTCAGGAAAATTGTACGCAGAATAAAAAGGATTGCAGAGGATCGAGGCTTTGACCCCGAAAACAATCGCAATCATGTAATGCCGCCAAGCCAAGTAGTGAGTGGATATAGTGATTTAGTGAAATATCCAGACGATGACCCATTAGGCCGGATAATAGGGTGGGTGAAATCAAACAGAAAGATTGTTGATCAGCTAAAAGATGCTGAAATTGTTGTCGAGGCAATGTCGGCAGAAATCCCTCGATTAAAGCCATCGGTATACAAGGGCAACCCAAAGAAAAAGCACCACTTTTCGGTCATTCCGGTCGGTGATCCACATATAGGGCTAAGAACATGGAGCAAAGAAGTTGGCATTGATTGGGACGTGCCCATTGCTTTAAGGGTGTATGAAAAAGTGTTTAGCCGACTACTAAAGAGAACGCCTGACACTGATGTTTGCGTGCTATTTAATTCAGGCGATTTTTTCCATGCTGACAATATTGCTGGGGAGACATCGAAAAGCGGTCATAAGTTAGAACTAGATGGTCGCCCTGGGTATTGGCTGGATGCTGGCGTTAGGGTGATAACACAGCTCATTGACCTTTGTTTAATGAAATATAAAGAGGTTCACTTTGTTAATACTCCCGGTAATCACGACGATATTTTGGGGAGGGCTTTGGGCGCATTCTTGCCCAAACTGTACGAGAAAGAAAAGCGTTTTTCCTGTCAGGCGGGCGACAACAGTTATCAATATTTTGAGCGTGGCCAGGTTGGGCTGGGATTTTGTCATGGCCATAAGTGCAAGCTGGCTTCTCTACCGGGAAAGATGGCCGATGATCAGCATGAAATGTGGGGTAGGGTGAAGTATCGCCACTGGTTCACAGGACACGTTCATCATAATCAGTGGATTCAATTTAAAGAGCATCCCGGCTGTACGGTTGAAAGTGTGGGGATTATTCCTCCAAAGGATGCTTATTCTCACGGCGGTGCATTTGGATCTAAACGAGGCACCCAATTAATCATCATGGATGATCGAGGCTATCAGCCACCTGACAGATACATTGAATCGGTTCAACTTAGCGACTAGGGGAAAGATGAATGAGCGCACTAGACAAGCAGGTTGGGGGTGGTCACTACAAAGATCTAAAGATTCAACCTATCGAGTTTATCCACGCTAACAACCTTAGTTATATCGAGGGATGTGTTATCAAATATATTACTCGCTGGCGCAATAAAAACGGCGTTGAAGATTTAGAGAAAATCAAACATTACATTGATCTGCTAATAGACCTAGAAGGTGATGACAATGAAAGACTGTCTACTGACTAAATTAGTTGATACCGCTTTATCTCATAGCGACCTAGACCATTATCTCTATGAAGCTCTACAGGCTGCAAATGACACCATGCCGAATATAACGCGAGATTATATCGCTGGGCTTTTCGTGAGAATGGAGGCTGATTTGGAAAAGCTCAAAGAGCCACTTACCGAGGAGCAGTTGCTTTTGCTACATCCGACTTTTTGCGAGAACTGTGAAGAATAATTCCTTATTGGTTTTATTTGGCAGGAAGCAAATGTTTTCGTGCCAAAGGTCAAGCGAAATTATGAAAACAGCCTATTGCAATCTATGAACCTTTAAACCTTTTTAAACAAGATCAGCAGGGTTGATGAATTCGCCCCGACCGGTTTTTATCTCATAGTGGACATGATTGGTCATTAAGTATTCATTGTATCTAGCAGCAATGTGTTGCACCAATCCAATAGAGTCACCAACCGCGATTTTTTCACCAATTAGAACTGTGGGCTCAACATAGAACAATCTGTGCTGGCGACCACATCTAGTGGTTATTTCGACATAG